ATTAGGCCTACATAATTCGATTGAGTCCAAGGTGTAGGAACATATCTATGATCGTGCGGACGTTAAAATCAGGTGAGTTCTAAGATTTAGTTTGACAGCTATTTCTGTATGTACTCTGGAGTAATCCTAGAACATATGAGGGTTTAAATTAAACATAGTAATATGTGGAAATGATTTCTTTAATAACAGATGTGCAATAGAGCGCTATTGCTTTATAGTATTAGTCTCAAATCTCCGTAGCACTGCGGTAAATTATTCTGTATATAGTGCTGTATACAGACGTCGTCATATTTATTAACTAACAATTTTAAAGCCTATGTAAAAATGAAAAAGGAATCCAAAAGGTACATTACTAGTATGATTCTACATACTGGTCATCTTTATGCTAATATGTTAGCATTAAATAAAATCTTAGGTATGCCTATATCTGTAGCAAAAGCTATAGCTAGAAGCAAACCAAGTGAAGAAGTTCAATTATGTCCATACTTTGAAATTCAGTCTAAATCATCTACTGATGATATTAAGGCAGAATTAGATGAGTATGAAATAGAAATAAAAGTAATTAATCAATAATTATGAAAGCAATAGTAATTTTATTTGAAGGCGATTATGTTAGTAATGCTCGTAAAGATGTAACCATTCGGGACATTGCTAATGCTATGACTCAACACATAAAAATAGAATCAGACAATTTAAAGATTGTTGATTTCGAAGATGTTGATGTAGCTAAAATATTAGTATCAAAAGCAGAAACAATGACTGCTAAGGAACCAAATCTTGAAGAACTTACATCTATATTCTGTGATAATATTATCACAAAAGTAGGTAATCCTGTGAACTTCAGCAATGAAAGTTTATTCAAAGTAGAATTTGTAAAAAGATTCCTCAATGATGCAGATATTCGTCAGCAAAATACAGATATGATTAAATATCTGATAAGTGCTGGAAGATTACAACCTACTTGTAAGAAAGTTCTTGAGGCTAAACATCTTTCAAATATTCCATATTATTTGAAAGAGATCAATAGTATGTTAAAACTCTTTTAATTATGGGAAAGAACAAGGAGAAAGAAGTAAAAACTAAGACGGAATACAAAAAACGTCCTAAGCATAAGAAAATGGAACCTTATAATCGCAAAAAGGCATGATTAAGTTAAGTAAAGAAAAACCTTATGAAGACGCATGTAAAATACTAGGTCTTCGTCCTGTAGCTAATTATAAAAGTTACAAATTAACAGATGAAACTAGGAACTTCATCAAGTTAGAAACTGTTGCAAAAGCTTTGAATGAAGGCTGGAAACCTACAACAATAGATCCAAAAGAGGTAAGGTGTTATGTATGGGGTTGGAACTATACAGATAATAGAAAACCTTCTGGGTTGCTCTTTGTTAGTTCTCACCTTGGGCTTGGCGATGCTGATGCTGCGACTGTCGGTACTTCCTTGGAATTCAAAGACGAGGATACAGCAAAAGAATTTGCAAGAATGTGTAAACCTATGATTGTCAAATACTTATTTGGTCGAGATGATCATGAAAACTTCAAATTCGATTTCTAATGAATGTCCTACACAAGATAATATTATCAACTGTAGTGAATGTGATCTTGAGTGTAAACTCAGAATGGCAACAAAACTTACGTATCAGGAAAGACTTCTACGTAAGCGTAATGAAGAACTAGAAAAATGGAAAAAGATATTTCATTACGATGAATACTTAAAAATGGTAAATAAGATTCCGCCAGAGCCTTATTTACCTGATTTATATTACTAATTAAATTGTTAGTATGGTGGATTCCAATCAACCCGAAAGAACTGTAAATATACCAGAACCCTAATGGAAGTTCGTAAGAACTAGAGTACAATGGCTATACAACGGCAATCCTAATAGGATAGAAGAAGGATAGGGGTTATCTGCAAAATAAGGTATACAAATATGCAGAACAGTTCTTTTTTTAAATTTAAACTTAGTGTTAATTAATAATAGTATCAATCTTTAAACATTATCAAAAAATGGCAAAAGAAGAAGTAAAAGTAGCTGATATTACAAAAGTATCAGCAGAGAACATTGAAGAAGTAATCAACAATGGCTCAACTGTAACAGAAGATGTTGCAAAAGCTGCTGCTGAAAAGATTGCAAAACAGCGTAAAGAGGAGCTCACGGAACGTCATATTGACGTAACTTTGAAGAGTGAGTATACTCGTCTTTCAACGTATTTGAGTATGAAAAAGACCGACAAGGAAAAAGAGGTCAAACTCAATTACTTGAAGAAGTTCTCTGAAAAAGATGACAAACTGCGTAACGGCGGCATCACTATTGAAGACTACCTGAAGGATTGTAAAGAGCTCTACAAAGAGGCTAACAATCTTCTTCGTGAAGTTGACAAATGGTATCAGGAACAGCAAAACAAATTGCTTAACCAGTACCCGAAAGCCCGTTATGATTGGAGATGGGATGGACAATTGCTGTCCCTTTAATCCGCGCATAGTCCAGGTATAGTGTTTTAGCAGTAGAAATACTGACTATATAACCTAAC